ATCCTTTGTCAAGTATTTTCTTTTGATCTGCATCATTTTATTTGATATCGACAGAATATGTGACATTTATGCAACATTAATACTTGTTGCCCATAGTTTTGTTACATTCGATCACAATCTCGTGATGTTTTGTAACATTCGCATAATTCGCTTGACATAGGCGGTCGCATATGCCTTGGGACCCCTATTTTGTGGCGGGTGATTCGGTGGGGGCTGGGTACACACATATGAATCCAAAACAAAAAATTACTTTTCCCCTACTACCCCCTACCCCCATGAATCCCAGTACGCAGTACGAAAAAACAAAAAAAAAGAAATAGTAAGGACACAACTGCCAGAGGAGCAACTATAAATTACCACACTTAAGTAGGGTTACATACTCTTTCGGCAACGTATCATACCTCTGCAACAACACATCAGGGTTACTCACAAGTCTAAGAGTACGTAAGATTGTAACTTAAGGTTGTCCTGTAACACTCTGTAACAAAAAGTGATCAAACTTTCTTTCCTTATATATCAACAACTTATAAAATAGTTATACTTTAGTGTGTCTAAGATGTCCGAAAATGAAGTTATATATAAGTAAGGGGTAAGGGGATAACTTAAGTTTCTCACTATCGCTTCTTAGCATAATTAGGTTAATACAATATTAGTTGTAAGACTTAAGTATCAAACTTACGTATAGCTTTAGTCAACCAAGACATACGCCTTCAATCAATATTGTATATTAGGTATGGGGTCTTGCTGATGGCTACAAGTTCGTATGAGGGTAAGACGAACTACCCACTTCAAAATTTTGTTGCCAGATAGGTAAGCGACTTGCGCTACCCACTTAAGTTACTATATTGATATAGTATTATTGTTGTTGCCTAGTCCGAAGGACGGAGAGAGCATATGCCCGCAAAACTACCTTACAGTAAACTAGTAGAGAAACACATCCTAGCTTGTATTCAAGGTGGCATTAGCATTCGTCAGATGATCGCCTCTATGCAACACCTACAAGATGCCCCTAAGTCTCTTTCGACTATGTACCAGACCTATGGTAACTTTATTGAAGCTGAGAGAGCTAAGATTAACGGACAGGTTGGTAAGAAAGTTATTGACCAAGCATTAGCAGGTGACTTCAAGTCCCAAGAGTTGTTCCTTCGTTCCAAAGGTGGTTGGTCGCCTAGCAACACTGTGAATGAAGTCGAGCAAGATGTTGACCCCGATATGGACGGGAGTGCTATTGACGCATTGATGGCATTGCTTGGTAAGGACACAGATGACAAATCTTCAGACTAAGTAAGAGTAATAAACATGATCCCGAAGGTTACAGCTAAAGACTTAAGGGCATTACCCGCAGCAGATGTCAAGAGAGTTTTAAGCCAACTCACCCCCAAGCAAACTTTGGAGTTAAAGCATACTTGGGAGTTTTGGGCTAGACCAGAGCAAATACCACCAGATGGTGACTGGAACACTTTTTTGGCCCTAGCTGGTCGAGGCTGGGGAAAGACAAAGGCGGCTGCTGAGTGGGTTCGTCAAAAGGTAAAAAGTGGTCACAAAAGGATTGCTTACGTTTGTTCAACCAATAGCGACATCGAGAAAGTGTTCATTAAGGGCGAGTCAGGCATCCTTAATTGTTGTTGGGACGGGGATAAAGATAATAAGGGTAATTTGATTGGCATGCCTGTTTGGTCTCCTACTAAGCGTTCTTTAACTTGGTATAAAAACGGAGACCATAGCAAGGGGGAGTTGGCAACAGTCCTGTGTTTTAGTGCAGAGGAACCTGATCGACTTCGTGGCCCGCAGTTTAGTGCAGCCGCTTGCGACGAGTTATGTGCTTGGAACAAGGCAGATGAGACTTGGGACATGTTGCAATTCTGTATGCGTCTCGGTAAGCACCCCCAGATTTTTATTGCCACTACCCCAAAGCCCACAAGGTTGTTAAGGAAGATACAAAAAGACCCTAAAACCCATATTGTTAGGGGTTCTACATTTGACAATTCGGATAACCTTGCTGCAACATACCTAGCTGCTGTTAAAGAGCAGTATGAAGGTACTAGACTAGGTAGACAAGAACTTTACGCTGAAGTCCTAGAGGAAGCGCAAGGCGCACTCTGGACTACCCAAATGCTAGATAGTTGTTCTATTAAGCATGAAGACCTTCCCGACTTTACCAGAATTGTTGTTGCACTAGACCCTGCTGTTACCTCTAACGCTGAGAGTGACATGACGGGTATTATTGTTGCTGCACTAGATGTGAATGGTATTGCCTATGTTCTAGGTGATTACACAGATCGTCTATCCCCTCAAGGTTGGGCTTCTAAGGCTGTCGAACTCTACCACCACTATGGTGCAGATAGGATTGTGGCTGAGAAAAACCAAGGTGGGGATATGGTCAGAACAACACTAGAAGGTGAAGATGAAACAGTTCCTATTAAACTCGTACACGCTTCTCGTGGTAAATATGCCCGCGCTGAACCTATATCTGCCCTATACGAGCGTAATCTTGTCAAGCATGTTGCAAACCCACCTGATGGGGCCAGCTTAAGCGAACTTGAAACACAAATGCGAACATGGGAACCACTGGGTTCTGTAGGTTCTCCTGATAGACTTGATGCCCTTGTGTGGGCCTTAACTGAATTGTCATTGAATGGCTACAGTAAACCAAAACTCGCCCTTGTTTACAGCAATTCCAAGGGTCTCCTTAATAAATAAATAATGGAAACCTTTAGTCATGGTTAAGAACCTTTCAGAAACAGAGGCCAAAGTAACTCTTGGGGTCTCTGGTGATAACACTCGTAATGGCCAGATTAGGGCTGACGAGTTTCTCCCAGAACTACGTGGTAGGAAAGCTGTCCGTAAGTATCGTGAGATGCGAGACAATGATAGCACTATTGGCGCTGTTATGTACGCTGTGGAACAAATCCTACGCGATGTGAACCTAGATGTTAAGCCAGCTAATGATACCCCTGAAGCTAAAGCTGAAGCTGAGTTTGTTAAAAGTGTCTTGCATGACATGGATCACTCTCTAGACGACCATGTTGCCGAAGCTCTGTCTTTCTTGTCCTATGGCTTTGCTTGGTTCGAAGTTACCTATAAGCGCCGTGTTGGGCCTAATGAGCGTCTTGACAAAAAGCGTTCCAAGTACAGCGATGGTCGTTTGGGTGTTCGTAAGATTGCTTCTCGTGCGCCTTGGACTATTAGCAAGTTTGATCCTGACCTAGATACAGGGGATATCCTTGGTGTAGAGCAAAGTGTCTCTCACATAAATGGTAGCAACTATATCCCTGTAAGCAAGTCTCTCTATTATCGTACAACTAGCCTCAATGGTGACGCTTCTGGTCGTTCCATTCTTCGTAACGCTTATACGTCTTACGAGTACTTGAATAACCTACAAGCTATCGAAGCTATCGCAGTAGAACGTGAACTTGCTGGTATTCCAGTTGCTCGTATTCCTTCTGAGTATCTGTCTGCTTCTGCTTCTACTGAACAAGCTGGTTTTGTAGGTAATCTGCAAACGATCCTTCGTGACGTTAAGTTTAACGAGCAGGGTTACATCATTCTGCCCAGTGACACTTATCCTGATAAAGATGGTGCGCCTACTAATATCCGTCTCGTCGATGTAGAACTTATGTCTTCTAACGGAAGCCGTAATATCGACATTAACCCAATCATTAGCCGTTATCAGCATGACATTGCTCGTTCAGTTCTGTCTGAGTTTTTGTTACTGGGCACTTCTGGTGGGTCTTACGCACTATCAAAGTCTAAGACAGACCTCTTTCTACGCGCCCTTGAGAGTTATATTCAAGCTGTAGTGGACGTTCTCAATAAGCAACTGGTAGAGAGGTTGTGGAAACTGAATGGTCTAGACTATGCCTTGATGCCAACTATCGTAGCTGGTGACGTTGCTCCCCATGATCTTCGTGAGATTTCTTCCTTCCTTCGTAACCTTAATGGTGCAGGGATTGACGTTAGTAGCCACCCAGAGGTTATTACCGATCTTATGGGAATTGCTGAAATCGAATATGATCCAGAATTGAAAAGTAATCCAAATGACAACGTGGACTAGACACCTATATGAACATAATCCTTTAGCAATAGCTAAGGGAGAAGTTAATGGGTATTCAGTCCTAAACGTATTTGGTTATCAGCCTGCTGTTGGAACGTCTGACATCTGTGTGTGGGAAGATGCTGCTCCTTATGTGTTTCCCACATCAGCCGTAACTATGACTGTTGTTAGCACAAGTGCATCTGATGATACAGGCTTAGGTAAGGTCATTATCTCAGGTCTTGATGCAGATTACAACATCTTGGTGGAAGTTGTTGACCTAGACGGGGTAAATCCTGTTACGACCACAAATGCCTTCTTGCGTATCAACAATGTCAGATTGTCTGTTGCAGGTCTGAACCAAGTTACCAACATCGGTACGATCACTGTAAGCCACGCTGGAGTTACTTACGCTAAGATTTTGCCATCTGTAGGTCAAACGCAGATGTCTCAATATACAGTGCCTAATGGGTATAGCTTCTATTTGACCCGTGTCAATAGCTATGCTCAGCAAAATGGTGGTACAAACAACTTCAATACCTACAGTGTTGTTGCCTCAAACTCTGTAAGCTACACTGTGCTGCAATCTCCTTACTTCCAAATTTATGAAGCTATGCGAGTTGGCCCATTTAAGTACTCAGAAAAAACTAGCGTTCAATGGCGCTCTCGTACCAACACAAATACTTCAGCAGTTGGCATGGTTATTGAGGGTTATCTAGTCAAAAACACAATTCAAGGCGAACCATAATGAAAGTTGGAACAAAAGTCTCTTGGAACTCCTCTGGCGGAACTGCTCGTGGTATCATTCGTGAAATAGTCCGCGAGGGTAATGTTCCTAACATCCCAGTAAAGATCACAGGCTCTGAAGACGAACCTGCTGCTCGTATTGAGATTCTGGATGATAAAGGTAAACCAACAGGTCAGATGGTAGGTCATAAATTGTCAACGCTTAGCAAAAGATACGAAAACACTGCAAGTCTTCCCAAAGCGGTTAGAGACAAGATTAAAGACCCTAAGAAGCTGCGCCAATGGATGCACGTCTTCAATAGCATGATTGCTGAAGGTCGATCTGAAAGTGCAGCTATGGCTGGTGCTTGGTCTACAGTCAAAAAGATTGATGTCTTCAAGGCACAATACGCTAATGACATCTTTACGACCCCTGCCGAAGCTATGTCCCGTTCTATGGAAATGGGTCTTGGTGGTACAATCCATGTGTCAGACTATGAAGGACAAGCTGTATATCTTCCAGCCGAAGATGAAGAAGCCTACCTAGACTATTACGCACAACTCGCTGGCCTGCCCACAGAAGACGATTCTGAGGATGAGGTAGGTGAGGATGAGGAAATGGATAGCGAGGCTGTAGACCCCCGTGTAGAGGCGCTACGGGCCATCGTCCAAGAAGTCCTAGCTATGGAGACAATCGACAAGGCAGACTATCAGGGTGAAACTGTAACTCTGAATAAACCTCGTCGTATCCAAGGCGGCAACAAGAAATTCGAAGTCTTTGTTCAAGATGGCGATAGAGTAAAACGTGTAGCTTTTGGCGACCCTAATATGGAAATCCGCAGGGATGATCCAAAGGCTCGTGCTAACTTCCGTTCTCGTATGTCTTGCGACACAGCTTCTGATAAAACTTCTGCAAGATATTGGTCTTGCCGTATGTGGGAAGCAGATACATCGGTGAGTGAAATGACTAAAGCAGAATATAGCCTAGAGGGTAAAATCCTTAAAGTCGATGATGAACAACGAATGGTCTATGGTTGGGCCTCTGTGGTAACCGAAAATGGTGTTCCTGTCGTTGATCGTCAAGGCGATGTAATTGAAGCCGATACTCTAGTAAAGGCAGTCAACAATTTTATGGAGCACGTGCGCGTAGGTAAAGCGATGCACACAGGGGAACAAGTTGGTGTTGTTGTACACTCTCTCCCCGTCACCAAAGAAATTTGTGATGCTCTTGGTATCCAATCTGACCGCGAAGGGTGGGTTGTCGCTTACAAAGTGTACGATGATTCCGTCTGGGATATGGTCAAGAGCGGAGAATTAGCGGCTTTCTCAATAGGTGGTCGCGCTACAAAAAAGGAAATTTAATTGCCAAATCTCCTAGAAAACTTGCAGCTTGAAGAACTTTCCCTTGTTGACCGCCCAGCTAACGCACAGGCAATGGTTTCCCTCTTTAAGCGCGATAACTCTCAAGAGGATATTGAGAAAATGGATGCTAAAATGAAAGCCAAGGTTAAGGCTTACATGACTGCTAATAACTGCTCTGAAGCTGAAGCTATGAAGGCTTGTGGGGCTGATATGATGAAAGCAGACACTACTGTTTCTGAAATTGATACTCTGAAAGCTGAAAATGAAGCTCTGCGTATTGATAATGAGCGTCTAGTTAAGGCTCTAGATGACGAGGGTTACGTTGTTAAAGCTGACGTAATCGAAAAGAAAGCTCCAGTAGAGACTATTGAAGTTGGTGGCGTATCCGTTGTTAAAGCTGATATTCCTGCACCAGTTCTCAAAGCTCTTGAAGAAGCTGAAGTTGCTAAGAAGCAACATGAGATTGAGAAGGCCGACATTGAACTGACTAAGCGCGCAGAAGAAATCCTGCCCCATTTCAATGTTAATGTTGCCAAACCTTTGCTCAAAGCCTTTGCAGAAGACAAAGCTATCGTAGAAGCACTTAAAGCTGCTGACAATGCCTTTGCTGCTGCTATGACTGAAATTGGTAAAGCTGATGTAAATGGTCAGTTTTCTACCGCAGCCGAAGAAATGGAAGCCCTTGTTAAATCCTATATGGATGAGAATGGCTTGAAAAAGAGTGACTACGCCAAAGCCTATGCGGCTGTAGCTAAAACCGATGCAGGTAAAAGCCTCATCAATAAATCCTACAAAGGGGAATAATTATGGCTGTTATGCAATCGCGCGATAACCGCACTTATATCGCTGGCGCTGACTTGTCGGCTGCTCAGTTCAAGTTTGTTAAAATCTCTGGTGTTAACGTAGTTGTTGCTAGCTCTGCTGGTGAACAGTGCATTGGTGTCTGTATTTCTGGTGCTGCTTCTGGTGCTGCTGTAACTGTTACCCGTGGTGGTTCGGTTATGGTCACTGCTGGCGCTACCATCTCTGCTGGTGCAGCCGTTTCGACGGACGCTGCTGGTCTTGCTAAAGCCGCTGCTACTGGCAACATCATCATGGGTTATGCCCGTGAAGCTGGCGTCAATGGTCAAGTCATTGAGATCGAGTTGATCTCTGGCGGTAATGCTTCGGCCTAATCTAGACATTAAAGGATAATTACTATGCCATTTTTGACCCCCTCGGCTGTCCATATCGACCAGCCACTGACTAACATGACTCTGGCTTATATGCAAGAGCAAACTAACTTTATTGCTGACAAAGTGTTCCCCACAGTGGGTGTGCAGAAGCAGTCGGATAAATACTACATCTATGACCGCGCAAACGGCAATCGTGCTGGCGATGTTAAGGTGTTGGCTCCCCGTACTGAAGTTGAGCGTATCGGCTTGGCTATCTCGAATAGCTCGTACTTTGCAGACGTTTATGGTCTGGGTATGGACTTCGACGATCAGACCTTGGCTAACGAAGATGCCGCTCTGGAAATCCGTTCGGCTGGTGCAACCACTCTGGTAAACCGCCTGTTGATCCATCGTGAGGAGCAATTCGCTTCGACGTTCTTTGCAGCTTCGATCTGGGGCACAGAGTACACTGGTGTTTCGGGTACGCCTTCGACGGGTGAAGTTAAGCAGTGGTCGGATTACACCAACGCAACTCCAATTCGTGACGTTACGACTGCTCGTCGTACCATGCAGTTGAAGTCGGGCGGCTTTAAGCCTAACACGATGGTTGTGGGTAAAGAGACCCGTGACATTCTGGTCAACCACCCTGACATCTTGGCTCGTTTGAATGGTGGTGCTACTGTATCGAACACTGCTATGATTACTGACGCTAAGTTGGCTGAAATCTTTGAAGTAGAGAACTTCTACGTCATGGAAGCTGTGAAAAACAGTGCTGCTGAAGGTCTTTCGGAATCGAATGCTTTCATCGGTGGTAAGTCGGCACTATTGACCTACACGCCTTCGACTGCTGGTCTGATGACCCCTGCCGCTGGTGTAACCTTCGCTTGGAATAACCTGCAAGGTGTCAACAATCTTGGTATCACTGTGGAATCGTTCTCGGATGATGCCCTGCGCCGCCAGCAGATTGCGGAGATGATTCAAGTTAAGATGGCCTACGACATGAAGGTTGTGGGCGCTGATCTGGGTGTGTTCTTCAAGACCATTGTTGCCTAATCGGTAATAAACTAATGGTGTGTCCAAGGCTAATAACTTTGGGCACACCCAATTGTAATAGAACATAATATTGTCCTCACAAAGGAATTGTCAAAATGCACCCCTCATACTTGGGTTGGCAGGTCGATTGGCCTGTATTTATTAAAACTCCGCTTTCAGCAGATGCTAAAGAGTGGAAACGTGGTGAACACTTCAACTGGTTAGAGCGTGGAATTGAGGCTGATAAAGTAGCCATTCTTTATGCTTCTGGTTATATTCATCATAATACAGAACTAGAAATTCAAATTAAGGTTGGTGATCGTCTCTCAGAAATGAGTGGAAGCCAGCTAAAAACTCTCGTGAATTTGATTAACACAGAGGTTAAAAAACGTACCTCTAGTACTAATGAGTTCGAGAGCAAGCGGTGTAAACAATCCACCCTAGATGATAAGCAACGTGGTCTTATTCGTCGTTTCCTTGTGGGGAACAAGTGGATTATGGACGATTTCTACAAGATGCGAGACACTATTCTCGGTGAATAAATAATAGGAGACGATTCTATGGCGTGGTCATATAGTGCTGCTGATCTAAGTAATACCACATCCTCTGGGCGTCTCAATACTGTCCGCCTGCTCGTAGGTGACACTGACACGACAGATCAGCAAGTCCAGAATGAAGAAATTAACTTTAGTCTAGCTGAGAACAATGACAATACCTACCTGTCTGCATCTTGGATTGCGAGAGTTATTTCTTCTAAGTATGCCCGTTTGGTTACAACTAAACTAGATGGCGCTCTTAGTTCTGACTACTCTGATCTTGCTAAACAATACCAAAGCCTAGCTGATCAACTTGAATATCAGGGTAAGACCAATGGTGCTTCGGTTGGTATTCTTGCTGGGGGCATCACTAAGTCTGGTATTGAAACTGTAAGAGCCAACACAAATAGAATTGAAGGTAGCTTCCGTAGGGATCGTTTCAAGAACCCCCCAAGTTATGACACACCTGAGTATGAATAAGGAGTAGGTTATGTCCTTTCGTTCCTACGACCTTCTTAGGTTGGTTAAAGACTTTGGTAAAGAACTCACCCTTAGAAAGAAGACTACTGCTGGAACCTATAGTCCCTCTACTGGTACTATAACAGGGTCTGCAACAACAGACTATACCTTTAGTGGTTACTTCTTTAACTTCTCTGTTGGTCTACCCACTGATGATGAACTTCGTAGGGGTACTCGTAGGTGCATTGTTCCTGCCCTTGGTCTTGCTGTTGCTCCTGATGACGAAGATTTGATTGTTGGTCAAGGTGACAATGTTACTATCGTTAAAGTAACTACTGTGTTTAATGCTGGAACTGCTGTTTGCTATATCTGTGAGGTCTCTGAGTAATGGCCTCTATTCAAGCAACATTTAAGGCTCTTACAGATAAGATTGAAAATATAGCCGTAGAGCAAGTAGAAGATAGACTTCAATATGTAGCCAATTACGCTCTCGTTGTATCTCCCGTTGACACTGGTGCTTATGTTGAATCGTTCTCTTTAGGACGTGCAGGTTTTAGTGGCGGTAGGATGAAGAAATCAGACGCTAGGTCAAAGTCTGTCGATCCAGAGGCAACAAGACAAGTTGCTAGAGACAACCTTTACCAAGACATTCAAGGTTTAGATATTAAGCAAATGCTTGAGGCTGGTAATGCCAAGTTTACCCTTCGTAACCGCGCACCTCACGCCAGAGACGTAGAAAACGGAGAGAATTGGGACAAGGATGGTTACCACGTCTTCCGTAAGATTAGGAGCAAGTTTAGATAATGGCAAGCGTCTTTGATGACATCAGGGCTGCACTAGAAGTTAGACTAGCTGCTGTATCAGGTATCCCCGCTATTGCTTATGAGAACGTAGCTTTTAGCCCCACTACAGGTACTTCATTCGTTAAGGCCAAGTTTATCCCTACTTCCCGTAGACCCGCTGTAAGAGGTACTAACCCCCAGCAGAGGTATGAAGGGGTCTTTACAGTCTTCTGCTACACACCAGAGGGTAATGGCCCTGCTGCTGCTGACGATCTAGCCGACAAGGTGATTGAAGCCTTCGATGCTACAACTGACATTTCTTTCACTAATGCTGCCTCTGAGACTATTATAGTTTCTGTTGATTACGCAGAAAGAGATAACGGCTTCATTGACAATCCTTGGTATTATGTCGCTGTAAACATCGGCTGGTATCTGTATAAATAATCCCCCACAGGAGACACTAAAATGCCCTTTTCACAAGGCTCTCGTTCCAGCCTGTCGTTTGTTACAGAATCGACATTCGGCACTACACCCGCTGGTAACTTTACTAACCTACCTTTTACTAGCCACTCGCTAAACCTAAGTAAAGATCGTGTCGCTGGTAATGACATTCAGCTTGATCGTATGCCCCGTGTGGATCGTCATGGCAATCGTCAAGCCTCTGGTGACATTGTTGTTGACCTACGTGATGGTGTGTATGATACCTTCCTAGAGTCGGCCATGCTTAGCACTTGGTCTACTAACGTACTAAAAGTCGGTGTTACTCCCAAGTTCTTCTCTATTGAAGATTATGCTGCTGATATTGACCAAGCTCGTTTGTTTACTGGTATGTCGGTCTCGACTATGGGCATCTCTCTTGCCCCTAACCAGATGGTAACTGCCACGTTTGGTATGGTAGGCAAGGATATGACTATTGACCCTGCCCAGAAAACCCAAACAGCCGCTGCTGCCACTGCTCCTTTTGACTCCTACTCTGGCGACATTGCCATTGGTAACGCTGGCGCTAGTACTGCTGTATCTGTTATCACTGGCCTTAATTTCACCCTGAACAACTCCTTTGCTCCAACTTTTGTTATTGGTGATAGTTCCGCACCTAGCCTTGAGTATGGTCGTGCAGAGATTGAAGGTACTATTACAGCATACTTTGAAGACAGGGCGCTTATTAACCGCTTCTTGAATGAGAATGAGACTGAACTTGAAGTGTCGGTTAATGACCCAACTGGGACTAATGCCTATACCTTCCTATTCCCCCGTATTAAGATTAACAGTGCAGATGTACCAGTAGATGGCCCAACCAGCCGTATCATCAATATGTCCTTTGTGGCACTGTATGATGCAACTGAAGGCTCTAACTTGGTCATCACCCGTCCTTCTTAATCAACAAGAATCCCTAGCTAGGGTAGAGCAAGCGTAGGAGTCGGGTCTTACGCTTGCTCACAAATTACCTAATACAGTAAATAACCCGACAAAACAACCATAAACCCCGACAGTTTACCTTAAAGGATAACCCGACTATGGACTTGCTAGACCTAACCCCTAAATCAGAAGAAATTATTGTTGCCCTTAAGCACCCAGCTACTGGTGATGTCCTTAAGAACGAAGATGGCAGCGATATGACTATTACTGTGTTTGCCCCCTACTCGAAAGAGTATAAGAAAATCCTGCACGAGATGACTAATAAGCGTCTCAAGAAGATGCAAGGTAAAGGGGCTAAAGATATTACAGCAGAAGAACTTGATGAAATCTCGCTAGATAGCTTGGCTAAAACAACTAAAGAATGGAATATCACTTTCAGTGGTGAGAAGCCTAAGTTGTCGTTGGCTAAGGCTCGTGAAATTTATGAGAGGGTCTTCTGGATCAAGGCTCAAATCGAAGAAGCCTCGGAGGAAGCTCTGGGTTTTATGAAAGCCTAACTTGTCAGTTGTGTGAGTGGGCTGAACATCAGTTTAAACTCAACAGGCGTGACAAGGATGGCATATCTGAGAGAGAGCATCTTGAGCAAGTAGAAAGGCAGATTGGACGTAGACCTGAAGCATTGGAACCCCCGACAGATTTCCCAATGTTACTAGGACACGTCTGGTCGGCCTTTTTGGC